CACAAGGCTTAAAATTGATGTCTAATAGATTCATTTTAACTTTCTCCATCCTTTTAATCTATCAGCGAATACATCTTTCCATGTTACAGAACCGCCATTTGAATTAGTGGCTCTTTGATAAGAATAACCGCCAAATGATTCGGCTGTATATGGCGACAATTCAACTGATTGATATTTCTCTCTCCATTCCGCTATTTCATCGGCAAGGGCTATGACCTCTTTTGGTACAGCCATAGCCCATAATCCTCCGTAATAGGTTTCATCGTGTAATTCAGATTCTGGGTACTGATACACGCCATCGTTGAATACGCTACCGACTATGCGGAAATATTGTCCGTCCTGTAAAAGTTCGGTTTGAACATTACCATTTTCAATGGTTACTTCTCCGATGTATCGTGCATACTCAAAGAAGTTATTCAGTTCAAGGCATAGTTCGTTAAGCATATCTTACTCCTTTAGGACTGTGTATTTGTAGTTGTAGCAGAGATTGTTCCCTTTACCACGCCCTGTGCATATTCAACAAGGAATTTGATACCAGACATAGCAAGTAACTCAACCTGTGCTCTCTGGTCTGTCTGGCTTGCGTGTACTCCGATATAGCCAGTTTCGTCTGTAGTAAGATTGAATGCCATAGCAAGGTCGCCACTCATTCTTATATAATACATAATGAGATTGTTCTTTGCTGTGGATACTACAGTACCTTTTGTAACTCTTGAGTTAGTAATAACAGTACCAAGGCCAAGGAAGTCCTCAATATAAGTCATACCAAATGCGGTCTGTGTAGTGATAGATGCCTTGCCAAGATAATCAGCAATATCAAGAGGATTTACAAAGTGTACAGGGGCAATAGAGTCATCCTCAAAGAGTACCTGTAACTGTCCCCAAGTCTGGGCAAGCACTTCCTGTAAGTTTGCTCCAGTAACTGGTGTAGAGCCTGTAATAGTTCCATTAAGGAATGTGAACAGGTCTGTTCTAATGCCTTTCTGGATGTCGCTTACCATCTCTGCATCCGTCTCTGTTACAGCCTCGGTATATCCGCTCTTCTGGATAGCCTCTGCGGTTGTTCCCTTTCTCCATTTCTTAAAAGAAATCTCACCAAAAGGCACTTTATTTCTCTGGTACTGGGAAAGTGGAATGATTTCACCTTCTGGAACAACTCCGCTATGGAGTGTACCAGTTGTGGTGTAGTAATAAAGTGTAGTTCCTTCTTCTGCTGGAACTTTTCTTGTTACTCCAAGAGCCTCAATCAGCTTGGGTAAGAAGTTGTGGGTGAACTGAAGCACAAAGTCAACTTCTCTTACCTTGCTCATCTGCTGGGCTTTGATTACATTAGTTTCTGCTGTGGTTACTACATTCGCCATAATTAGTCTCCTTTAAAAATTGAATACTTCGTGATTATCGGCAATTGCTTTTTGTCTTTCTATAGGGTCTTTTATTGCCATAATCTCTTCTTTAGTCATCTTTTTGCCAGTTCCTTTAGGCGGTGTTTCTGTAGGGCTTCCTTCCTGTCTTTCCTTTACAATGAAATCTGCCCATTCTTCTTTGATGCTGTCCGTTACTTTGTCAGCATCCTTTATATCGTCTCCGTCAAGTTCAAAATCATCCATCTTGGTAAGATTGAGAATCTTATCTACAACCTTATCACTGATACCTGCATTGGTTAATAACTTTCTGTAGGCTGTGGTCTTTTTGGCTGTGGTCTTTTCGGATTCAATTTCCTTCTTGTAATCGTCAAAGTCCTGCTTTACTTTCTCATACTTGAGTTTGTAAGCATCCTCTTTACCGTCATTCTGCTTCAGTTCGTCTAACTCCTTCTGGACAAGGGGAAGTCTTTCTGCATCTGTCTTATACTTATCCCTCTCTTCCTTGAGTCCGTCTACTGTTTCAGTATGTGCTGTGATGATTTCGTCTACCTTATCTGCTTCAATTCCAAGAGCAGATAAAAACTTTCTTGTAAGAGCCATTATTCCTCCTTTTCTTCGTAGGCGTTCCTTCGCCATTCGGTCATTTAAATTATATCAGTATAAATATGCTTTGTAAAGCGGTTTTAAACCGTTAAATCGACGATTTGAGCGATTTTTTGTATGGTGTGGTATTATTTTAAATATGCCTTCATTATTTCTTTGTAATTGCCTAAATTTGCCCTTAATGGTTTGAACATAAAATCCCTGCCATTCATCTTTGATGTTCCAAACTGGACATACTTTGCATACTCTACGTTAGTTCCGATATAAACAGCAGGTATCTTATCATTTGGGGCTTTCCCTCGGTATGCACCTTGTTTATCGCCTTTAAATGATTGATATGACGATTCGTATGGTGCTTCCCCACTAACAGCAAATGTTATGGAGTTTCTTAACAAGCCTGTATCTACTGGGAAATCCGATGAAGAGACTATATCCGACACCGCTTGCATACCTACTGCTGTTAGAGACCTTTTTACCGCAAATTCTAACTCATCTTTTATTTCTTGTTTGTTGTTGTTCTCTATCCGTATATCTGCCATTCTAATCCACTATTTCTGCTATTATCTGCAAATTGTACTTCGATGTGTATATTTTTTTTCCAGTATTATTGTAAATTCCCATATCTAACACAGTTGATTCCCCCACCAAAACATCTAATATATTTAAGTTAGTGTTTCTGCCAAGAAATATCTCGGACTCCAAAATATAATCAGAGATATACGCATTAGTTCCCTCTGGTGCGTGAATTTGTAAGTTTATATCTGCCCAATTAAATATATTTCTATCACTGGAGGCTGAAACTTGAAGATAACCGCCATCTGAAATAGTTTTGCCGATAAGTGTTTTTGCTCTTTTCTGCAACTCTTCAGCATTCGCCTTTTCAACCTTTTTAGCTTCAATTCCATAAGCATTGTAATCCACATTGCCATCTTTATCTTTAAACGAGTCCATGGATAACTTAATCTTATTAAATCCATCAAATATGCCTTCCTTTTCAAATGCTTGGAGTGGAACTCCACGAAACAATGTCATATCATACGGGAGTTTATTCTTCGTTATTGCTTTGTCTAATCTTTCAACGAGTCTTCTATCTTTATCGTCTGGAGGCATTTCCCCTTTCCGCAAGTACGAGTTTATTCTTTTAGATGTTCGCCCATCTAATGTGTTCTCTTTCTTTTTTCCTATTATTTGTTTATTGTGATATTTTTCTATAAAAGCATCTGATTCTTCTAAACTTAATCCCACATATTTTTTTGCTTTAAATTCATCTTCGAACGAATTAGATGATTTTATATAATTATCTTCTGCCTCAAACGAAGCACTTTCAAAGTTCCCTACAGAGTCTGGCTTTCCAATTTCATATGCTAATGTGCATCTGCAATTATAAACCTCTTCTGGTCTGCCATCTGGGTCTGCAGGATAGAGCAAACCGTTCTCAAACTTCTCGTTCATTGCTACTATCTTACCGTTAAGATGTCTATGGCTGTCTCTTGTTCTTGAGTCTGGAGTGGCAATCCATTTTTTCTTGACATTGATTCCCATATTAAGGGCTTCATATCCTGTCTGTAACTTGCCAAGATTATGCGTGCTTGTCATCATAGTTCTGGCATTTCTTACAGCAGAAGTTTTGTTCATACCAACTACATACTCAAGTCTCTTTGCCAACTTTGGGATTGATTCTCCCTTAATGGCACTCTGTAATACCGCAGAACGCATACGGTTTTTATTCCATTGTTTGTCCTTTGGTATATCCACTTTGGCTTGAGGAAGCAAGTCTTCATTCTCGTTCAATAGTATTTCGGCTTGCTTCCTGTCTATTAAATCAAACTTATATACATCTTCAAGCTCGTCCGAACTATCCAGATATCCTTGTATGAACATCTCTGATGTATTGCCATTGATAATCTCGGATGCTTTCACATTGGCATTGGTCATATCATTGGATAATTCGGAAATCATTTCATTGCACCATTTTGCGGTTGTGACTTGCTTTTTATACCACTTTTTATAGGCTTTTTCGTCGATTTTACCGTCTTTTAGCA